GATTTTAATATTAATATTTTTATTGATATTATAAAGCGCCTTTTTTAATAATTTAAGCGCATTTTCTATTTTTTTTGATCCATTGGATACTTTAAATATTTCAACGTTATTTTTTTTTGCTGTTCTTTTAAGAAGAGCAAAGTGAGTAAGCACTTCTCCATAATCTTTATTATGCTTTTTACACCAAAAATGCTTATACAATGTAAGTTGGTATGTAATCATTTTTTCAGTTTTTTTACGATTATCCCAACCCCATGAACATGTTTTCCAATCTATAATATGATATTTTTTATCTTCTGGTGTAAAAATAACAAGATCAATGAATCCTTTGAAATTTTGATTTTGACTTTCAATTAATTCATATAATTTTTCTTCTACTTGAATTAATTCGAACTTACCAAAATATTTTTTAAGAGATGGGATGATAAACTGAATTATATAATCGCCTTGTGTACGCATAGAAGAAACAAGATCAGCTTTAAATTCCATATCTGGCACTTCATTTTTAAGTGTTTTTAAATTTCCAAGAAATTCTTTTTGGAAATGCGCATTTGGATTATAATCTGATGGATTATTTCCTTTGCCAACATCGATTTTAACAAGATTTTCGCAAATAGTGTGTAAAGCAGTACCAAAAGCCGTATATTCGTTGCCTTTAAACTGCTTTATTCTATCAATATAATTTAATTTATGTTTCCAAGGACAAACTGTCCACTCTTTAAGTTCTGAAAATGATATGTGGGACATTATTCCTCTTTTGTTTTTCTCTTGGACTTGGTGGCCGTTTTCTTAGTTTTAGGAGCAGCTGAAACAGTCTTTTTAGCGGCAACCGGTTCTATTGTCGTTGTTTCTTCTACTGGCTTCTGCTTCTGTGGGGCAGGTAAATCAAAAACCCATTCACCAGATAAATGGGCCGGCCCGTGAGAATTACGTACAGGCGCCGAAGCACTGGCTACTCCTACTATTTGATGTCCAGGTTGATTTTCAGCTAACCATTCCAAAACCGTATTAGTTCTACATGTTTTCTTTTTTTGATCTCTTGTTCTAGGACTCATAGACACAGAAACATGCAGCTTATAGCCTTTTTTTTCTACTTTTACGTTCATTTTTGTATATTTCCTTCAAAATTTTGAGTATCTAACACCCCTTCAAGTTTATTATACAATACAGGGCTTAAATCTTTAAGTGCGTAATTATCGCCTAGTAAATAGTTTTCAAATCCATTTGCCCAATATTCTCGCAAAGAGGTAATCGCATAAGGCGAATAAAATAATTCTGCGGAAACGGTACGTAAATAATCATAATCTAAATCATGATACAAATGATTGTCGAATCTAGTGTCATAATCTGGATTACTATATACTAACAGATTAGCAGTCGGTTTGTCAATTAAATAATACAATCTTTTTCTTTTACCAACAAACTCTCTTTCAAGTAACCCATCTCCAAAAATATAATCCTGGTATTCATTTTCAAATGAATGAGCTATTTCATGAATAATATCATCTAATAAATCTTCCTCATTATCTTGAATTGGGGATATATATATTGCGCCGTCTTTATACATGGCATTAAAAGCCCTGTTTTTCCTTTTAAAATCCTTAATGCTGGCTACATAAAACACCTCAACATTATTTAAAAGATGTTTAGGTACTAAATGCTCTATTTGCTTTAAAAGAGTACCAGTGCTAATTCGATTATTAAAAGGCTCTAATATATAAAAAGGTATGCCATGTAAGTCATACTCTTTTCTGGCCTCATTAAAATTCTGAACTGAATCTTTTATATATTTTATCACGGCGCTTCTAGTTCAGCTGGTTCTTTAGATTCTTCCGGTAGCGCTCCATTATATTCTATCTCAAATTCTTTAATATCGCGAGCAGCTTGTTGATATCCACGAACAAAATTTTCTTCAGCGATAACTAATAAAAATTCTGGGAACTCATTTGCTATAACTTCAATGATCATCTCAACATTTACTTCGCCATTTTCAGGACTTAACTTTTCTCCAACATAACCAACTAACAATTCTTTAAGGCCATTGTCAGTAGCTACGACTTTAAAAAGATCTGGTTTTTCATCAGGCATATTATAACCTCCTTTTTAACCTAGTAATTATAATAACATATATTAATTGTATATTAAAGTATTTTTGCGGCCAATGTGGCAACTTTTGATCTCTCACCTTTCGTTAACGTCACATGCCCTGATAGATCATGTGTTTTAAATTTTTCGACGGCATATGCTAAACCATTTGATGTTTCATCTACATATGCATTATCAATTTGGTCGATATCACCGGTTAATATTATTTTTGTTCCTTCGCCAACTCTTGTAATTATGGTCTTTAATTCATGCGCCGTTAAATTTTGCGCTTCGTCAATAATTATAAAAGCATTGGCAATTGAACGACCTCTTATATAGGTTAATGCTTCAATTTCAATAGTCCCCTGCATTGTGTACATACTTAATGTTTCTTTATCATTGCCCATTAAATATTGAAGATTGTCCTGTATTGGAGCTAACCATGGCGTCATTTTTTCTTCCATAGTTCCCGGTAAGTATCCGATATCTTTGCCCATTGGCTGAATTGGTCGTGAAACAACTAGTTTTCTATATATAGATTCTTTTGTATTTTCAACAACTTGAGTTAATCCAGCAGCAATTGCTAATAAAGTTTTGCCGCTACCGGCTCTTCCTACTAACGTAACAATTGGTATTTTTGGATCCAATAAAAGATCTAAAGCAAATGCTTGTTCTTTGTTTCTAGGCTTTACTCCCCAGATCCCCTTTTTGAATTCGCCATTAATTCGCTTTAAAGGTTTCTGGTAAGTATAAAATCTTGCTAATGCTGTTTTTTTCTCGTTTGAATTGGAAACTAACATTAAATATTCATTTGGTTGCAAGTTAACGTCTTCTTTTTCTAAAAATATATCTTCGCCACTATAAAATTGATCAACAACTTGTTCATCAACTAAATGTGTTGTAAATCCAGTAAAAAGATGTATTGTATCTTTTACAACTTGGTTAACTACATAATCCTCAGTTAATAATCCTATGGCATCGCATTTTACGCGCATATTGATATCGCGAGAAACTACAATTACCTTTTTTTTGGGATTTTTTCTTTTTTCAGTTAAAGCAATGCCAATAATTTCGTTATCTGGAATTGCGGGATCAAAGTCACTTGGCAAATCTATGCATTCAAACCTTTTGACTGATATTAATCCTTTCCCTCTTTCTAATCGTATTCCCTTAAAAAGACTTCCTTTCTCACGAAGAGAATCCAATTTACGAATTATTTTACGAGCGTTGGAGCCCACACTGTCTTGTCTTTTTTTGTGTTTGTCAATTTCCTCAAGAACTTTTAACGGGATCACAACATCGTTTGACCCAAAAGAGGCTATTGAGTTCGCATCTGTTAAATAAACGCTAGTATCAAGAACATATATTTTTTTTGCCATAAAACCCCACCATATAACGCAATTATAATGCTATATAATAAATAGTTTCTCATTTTTTATTTAAATTTAGGGTAACAAACGTTTTTAAACCTTATTTATTATAAGGGGTTGATTAGAAACATCAATCAAAAAAAGGGGGGAAACAATAATGGTTAGGATGATTAGTCTTTTTATATTAGCAACGACAATGGTATCGTGCAATCCAATGCATGCTAGCTTATCGGCAAACGATATATTACCAAGAAAAGGTTACGTTTTCGTTAAAAAAATTGTTAATTTGAGAAGATGCAGCGAAAATACATGTGAAACCGGGGTAATATCGTCTGCAGGGTCTGGTTTTGTAGTAAAAATAACTTATAAAGGCGCTTTTATTATAACTGCCTCACATGTCTGTGCAACGGACCAAACCAGTTTATTATCCGGAGTTACGGCCATTGATGAACTAAAAGTAGAGACACTTGGAGGCAAATATTATAATGCAGTAATGCTGGTACATGATCCTAATATCGATGCATGCTTAATGTTCGCAGAAGATTTAGTGGACGGTGTGGAAGAAGTAACGTTATCGGAAACGGCTCCAGATGAAGGAGATAAAGTATATAATATTGCGTCGCCGCATGCTATTCATTACCCGAATGTTGTGCCTATTTTTGAAGGAAGATATATTGGCCAGCGCCGCGGAAGAGCGTTTTATACTTTTGATGCAGCGCCGGGCTCAAGTGGTTCTATGATCTTGAATGAAAATGGTGAACTTATTGGATTGTTGCATTCTGTTTTCAGAGATATGTATTCTATTGTTGTTTCTGTACGATATGACAACTTAATGCATTTTATTAAAAAAGGTTTAATAGAGCATGCTACACCACATATAAGAGATTTACGCGAATACAACAGGGAGGTACCGAACTGGACTGGTCATTAAATTAGTTTTTCTGAAAGATTGTAGTTCCGAGCTTACTTTGCACTTTTTTAAGGTTATCATAAAATTGAACTCCATACATGTCGCCTTTTGAAACATATTTAATAAATTCACTTCTATCTAATTGAAACATGTGCTTTAATGTATTTTTTAACACATCATCATAATCAAAACGACTAGTCAATGCTTTTTCTAATACAACGTCTTTATAAATAATTATTTTTTTTTCATTTAAAACGGTTATCGCGATGCCCATGCCACTTCTATTAGCTTTATTAATCATATGATGCTTTAATTTAATACTAAAAACAATTGGCATGCAGACATAACCTATTTCTTTGGGAATAGATTTTTTTCTTTTCATCTCTTTTTAGCTATAACATTGCTGGGGGATACAAATGTCACTCGCTTGTTTTTATTATTTATATCTTGTAACGTTAAAAATTGGTCGACGCTCCAACTAAGGTATTCGATATCTTCAAGTAACCATAATTTATTTTTATAGTACACTTTAGTTCCTACGTATGCCTTTCTTCCGCGGGCATCAATTGTATATCGATTACTTAACATTTTTAGTTGATTTTTTCTTCTTTTTCTTTTTTTCAGGTATTGGATCCCAAACTTTAACTCTATACGTATCAAAGCCACATTTAACTTTGACTAAATTATGTTGTTCAGTTAATTCATTTCTCATTATATCAGCTTCTTCATACGTATCATATTGCTTCTTTCTTCCATCCCTCCCTTT